ATGCAAGGAAAGAGAAGGCCGCAAAGCTGGGCTATTCAACCGGTGATGAGTTCTTCTACGACACGATAACGATAGCCAAGATGTTGCCAGTTGCATTTGAGTTTGATTCATACGGTGCAGTAATGGTTGACAAGGTAGACGATGGCACCCCACGCAAGCCATCAGTTCCAAGTGAGGGTGGCAATATCTTGGCTGTAGTAATTGATATTAGATCTGCAATAGATCTGCTAGAGGCAGATGAGCAGGTGATGTTACGCAATAGGTATTCCAATAGCCCAATGACTTTGTCTGAGATAGCAGAAGAGATGGGCATAAGTGATTCAACAGTAGATAGAAAGATTCAAGGCTCACTAAGAAAGATCATCGATCACTTAGGGGGGCCAACGCCTTGGGTCTAAAGATAGTTCTTGAGAGATACGAAGTTGTTCTCGCTGCTAACACAGCGATTGAACGCTATGTATCTACGATGAAGAACCAACAGATGCGTGGACTACAGGACATGGATGCATGGCAGAGAATCCTTCTCGATGTAGATGGTGCCGGTGCTGAGATCGCAGTAGCTAAGTATCTTGGTGTCTACTGGGGTGGTGCCTTCGGTCAAGGTGGTGTAGATATTGAACCGAACATCGATGTTAAATACACAAAGCATGAGCAGGGTAGATTACTTGTTAGACCTGATGCTAAAGATGATGTGAAGTTCGTATTGGTTAGAGGTGGTATGCCTAACTACGAGCTGATTGGTTGGATCATGGGTGCAGAAGCAAAGAACCCGGAGTGGTTGGATAAACCTGACTGGCGTAGACCAGAGATTTATTGCGTACCAGAGGAGAGTCTAAGAAAATTCAGAGGGAGTTACAATAACTGATGCCTAAATTACTGGACTTATTTTGCGGCGGGGGCGGAGCTTCTATGGGCTACCATCAAGCAGGTTATGAAGTAACTGGCGTTGACATAAAGCACCGTGCTGAGTATCCATTCGAGCAGATAACAGCCGATGCTATGGAGATACTGACTGATCTAGAATTCTTATCACGCTTCGATGTTATCCATGCTTCACCACCATGCCAAGTATTTACCAGAGCAAGGCACTTGATGAAAGCACAAGGTAATGAGACATCCAAGCCAGATCTAGTAGCTGCAACACGAGAAGCATTGATTGAGTGGGGTGGTGTCTATGTTATGGAGAATGTTCCCGATGCCCCAATGGATGGCATAATCCTATGTGGATCATCATTTGGCTTAAAGGTTAGACGACATAGAATCTTCGAGAGTAATGTGGAGTTGCATACTTTGCCATGTAATCACAAAGAACAAGGCAAACCAGTAGGTGTCTATGGTGCAATGGGAGACCAACCTCAAGGCGTAGACAAAACAACAGGCAAGTATGTATACGGTGGTCGTGTTGCCAAGAGTATTGAAGAAGCACAAGAGGCAATGGGTATTGATTGGCTCAAGTGGCAAGCATTAAAAGAGTCAATACCACCTGCATATACAAAGTTTATTGGTGAACAGATAAGGGATCTAAATGGCAACATATGAATACAGTTGCAGTAAGTGTGGGATCAGCGTTGAGATCGAACGCAGAATGACAGAGGAAGAAGCTGCACCTAAATGTGATTGCGGTTTAATGATGTCTCGAGTATGGACAGCAACGCCTACAGTATTCAAAGCCGGTGGTTTCTACTCGGTAGATAATCCAAGGACATAAAAAGACTAAGCCCCTCACGGCCTACAGTCCGGAGGGGTCTTAGTGGTATCAGTTTAATGCCGCTGTCGGCATTGTCAAGTTACTTGCCGTAGTCTTCCTTTAGGAATTTGCCACAGTAAGGCCAAGGCTTAGAGCCTCGATCAACATAAATGTGAAGAGCTACCCAGAACTGTTCAAGTAGGGTTGAATCCTTTGGTGGCTTGGTCTTGCTGCCGCCGTGAGCAACCCAAGTCCTTGGATACTCGATTTGGAATAGCCCTTGGAACTGTTTGCGTTTGCCGCTGACAGCATTAAGCCGACCAGAGGATTCACACATAGCCAATTTCTGCCACGATAAAGGTAGTTGATCCAAAGATAAGTCCGGAATCTCTACCACTTTTGGAACTACCTCTACAGGTTTTAACTCGAGGTGGATTGGGGCGTTTGGGGTCAGCGAAATCGCCAACCCCAAAGCCACCAATCCGATTATGAATCGGTGATGCATCATTTCTCCTTCCACAGTAGGGCTGTTATCAGCCCCAGTATCGGTATTGCTATCAGTAAAGGTTGGTTCTCTGCTATCCCTACAGGGAGAGTAAAGAACAAGAGTATGACTAAGCCAAAGCCTACCAATTACTCCTCCCTTGGGTTGAAACTTTTATACTCTTCAACCAGTTCAATAATTTTATCAAGGCACTCGCCATCAGTAAGGACTTCGCCATGAGTAGCGACCACCTTCTCGATAGCCTCAACAAGTTCATAATCTCTCATAATTCCACCTCCCTCAAGACTCGAACTCTGGACTCGGGGCAGTCTGAGTAAGGGTTTTCGTTGCCTTCGTTATCCTCACACGAACACCAGCCGAACTTCATGACCTGAGTCTTATGAGTTAGTTCTGCTAACTCACTCCATGAGATTGAATTTTCACTCATAGTTTTCCCCCTTCAATTTCTAGCTGCAAGTTTCCACCCTTATCAAAGTTAGGGTCAATGAACCTATCGGATATAAACTCCTTTATAGATTCAAAAGTCACCGGATAATCGGCGTTAGCAGATTCAATCTCCGGCATAAGTTTGGTTAAGTCGTAAGACTTAGAGTAAGTGACTTTGATAATCATGCCTTCACCTTTTCTTTCATGTGATAACTAACAAAGTCGGCGAACGAATGCTCTCCGTCTATCGCAATCACGACATTTTCTTTTAGGTCAATTTGGATCCAAGTTTCACTATTACATAATTCAGTTGAAGCCCAAAGACCATAGCCAGTTTCTTGGTTCCAATCTTCGCCAATGATTGAAGAGATAATAATTCTTGAACAATAAGTCTCATCATCCCAACGACCACGAGCTTTATCTAATGCAGTTGCCAAATCTTCCAAGCAACTACCCTCGCCCCAATGAGAATAAAGGCATAGGTATAAATCGTCACTTTGCTTTAAGTTGAATACAACTCTTGCACCCATTTTCTTACTTCCTTTTCTGTAGGTAATCGGTATCCAAGATGAATACCCCACGAGGCAGGGAGATACCCCCTGCCCCATAGGTCACTAATCTTTCAGTTGGGTTAGGTCAATCATGTGAGTCGCTGTTTTGCTTTCTTTGGCGTTATCCCTATCAGTAATCCACCACTCAAGCCCTTCAAGTCTCTTTGCTAAGTCGTGGTTTGCTAAAGGGTCGCTTGAATAAATCACGACCCATGTCTTATGCACAGTCACGCAGTCACCCCCTCTCCGCTTTTCTCGCTTTCAACGCAGTTGCCGCAGTTACAATTTGCCACACAAATCGGGCAGTCGGTTTGGCAGTCGCCAAGATGAATAGTGGTCACGCTTATCAGCCCTCGCAATCATGACCGAAAGACCACTCTTGAGAGTCGGTCTCGTCTAGTAAATCAAAGATTCGCAAGCACTCTTGGCATTTAGCTGCAGTCGCTATAGTCAATTCCTTACCCCCTCAAAGTGGTTTCACTAGATCCATTTTGAAAATAGCACTCAGTCATAGAGCCCCAACAGTAGCCGTCACCGACCCACCAAAGATTACCAAGCACCCAAAGAGCCAAGGCGATTAGAGCCAAGGCATTTATTCCAAGCGATATGGCGAGGGTAATCTCGCCCCTTCTATTTAGTTTCATTTCTTGCCCTTCTGTAGGTTTAGGTCTGCCTATGGGATGAATTCCCTTAGACATAAAGCAAGGGCGAGACCCGAAAGCCTCGCCCCCACTTTACGGCTAAGCGTTTAGTACAGATACCCCCTCAAGGTCTGCCAAGCCTTCAACCACTTTAGGATGTAACTCTGAACGCATAGAGGCGAAAGAGGCATGAGGCCAACCAGCGTTAAAGACCCGATTTAGCAAGAGACCAAGAGAATTCGCCCCGTCAATTTCTGAACATCTTTTGAGGTGAGAGTAAGCCTCTTCTTTATTCCCTGCCTCATAAGCAAAGGCAGACCATACGGCTTGGAGATGTGCAGACTCACCACCGAATAACTCAAGAATTCCCATGAATCGGCTTATGTCTTGGTAATCGGTAAGCATTAGCGGAATTGCACCCAAAGAATAGTCTCTAATCTGAATTGAGTTAGAGATACCAGCGAAAGCATTTTGAACATCTGAATCGTTGAGAATTCCATTATCAGCGAAAGCAGATAGCAAAGCATCTAAAGAATTCTTACTCTCTAGATGTGTTGGGTAAGTGATTTCTAGGGTCATGCGATTTTCTCTTTTCTGTAGGTAAAGAGTGGGAATCCCCCACCCCTCAATTATGAGACCAGAGCTGCAAAGAATCAAGCACCGACAGCGACCTATTTTCGCAACATGGCGAGGGAACTAGATCCATTTTCACCGGTAGCCCTAGCCCCCAAAGTAGCCATTTTCAATGACTTTAGACCATGCCGAAAATAGCCCTAATTTTCTGCCCTGCCGATTTACGCAACATGACCCCAAAGACCCAAGAGCCAAGAGCCCCCAAGGTCTGCCCTATTCCCTGCCCCTGCCATGCCTAGAC